GAATGGGAACAAGTACATCTGATTCTATTCCCGCAATGTTATCTAATGGCGAATTTGTTATTAATGCAAAAGCAGCAAAAGCTAACTTAGGCTTATTATCTGCAATCAACTCTAGTAACATTAAGAAGTTTGCAGCAGGTGGTTTAGCAACAGCAGTCTTAAGTACGCCAGCAATGGCAAATATCAGTGCTGCAGATAATATGAATAGCACATCTAATCAAGTAATTAATGTAAATATTACTGGCGATATTAGTCGTCAAACAAGATCTGAGATTTATCAAATGTTGCCTTCAATTGCTGAAGGTGTCAATTCACATAATCGTGAGAAAGGCTATAGAAGATAATGGCATATGGTATCTATGAAAATGGAAAGGTGATTGCTCAGTTTGTAACTCCGCTTACAATCAAAAGCAATCAGCCAATTTTCGTTTCAGATACCCTTTCATTAAAAAGACAAGTATCTAAACGTGCAGCACAGAGATGGGAGATTACAACAAATTTGGAACCTCTCGCTTATGATGCACAAGATCTATTTGTTAATTTAGTGACAAAAGGGTATTCAGAAACAGTTACAATTATAGTGCCTCAGAATAATGGCTCTAAGAGAACTACAATTTTAACAGCTGGAAGTGGTTTAGTTACAGGTTCAGTTAGTGCTTCTCAACTTTCTTTAACTGGAATGGTTGGTAAAATTAGTAAAGGCACTTTTATTAAGTTTGCAAATCACAATAAAGTGTATATGGTTACTAGCGATTGTATTCCAACTAGTACAGGAACTGCATATCCATTAAACATATTTCCAACATTAAGAGTTTCGATAACTTCGATTGTTGTATCATTTAGAGATGATGTAATAATGAATTGTATGTATGATACTGATGCCATATCAGGAATGTCATATACAGATGGTGTCTTAATGGATATGGGTACAATTAAGCTGATTGAACGACTATGATTACATTTAGCCCAGCAATTATTGCAATTCTTGAGAATCCAAGTATTGAAACATTTTATATAGTTAAGATTGGAAGTTACGCAACTACTAGCTACTTTAACAATACTGCTATAAACAATGTTACTTATCTAGCTGATGGTAAACTTGTTACCGTAGATCCTCCTAGATTATCTACAACGGTAGATAGAGAGCTTTATAAGGTATTGTTAACAGATTCAGATTATGCACTTGGCAATTTGATGCAAACTGGATTAGTTGGTCAAGACTTTGAAGTAAGACTTTTATTTATTAATCCAACTACAAATCTTCCATTGACGAGTGTAGAAGATACTATCTTAGTATACAAGGGTGCTGTAGATAACATTGCTTATTCAATTGACACTGGTAATAATGGCAGTGTTGCACTTGCAATAACAGGAACAAGTCCTATGAGTAATTTAGATTTAGCAAAACCCTTTACGGCTAGTAAAGATTTTATGAGAAACAAATATCCAACTGACAGTTGTTTTGATCAAGTATATGAAGGATCAGGCCCTGTTAATTTAAAGTGGGGCAAAGGATAATGGCCATAATTGCCGCAATTGCTGCTGCAATGCAGCTCACTGTGACTACAATGCAGATTATTTCAATTTATGCCACGATTGCCTCTATAGCGTATCAGAGTATTCAAGCTTCAAAAATGAGAGCAGCTGCAAGAGAGGCAGCAGAAGCCCGTAAGGGTTTTGAAATGATTGTTGATGGTGGTGTAACCTCACTACCAATTGTATATGGCCGTGCTATGGTAGGTGGTGCCAGAGTTTATCATAATACTGCAAGCAATTTTATTTATGCTGCGAATGCGGCAAATAAGACATTTAGTACTGGTGCTAATTCGACTCCAGCGGGTTCATATGATACCGTAACACATCATGAGGCAGTAGGAGGACAAGACGGGTACCCTGCCTATGATACAACTGTAACCACGTATTATGATGCTGTTGGTACTAAGAAATTAGATGAAGACCTTAATGGAACCAAGAATGAATTTTTATTCTTTCAGCAAGCTTTATGCCAAGGTCCAATTCATGCTGTACATGATGTAGTCATTAATAGTAGTCAATACCTAGATGACCCAGGGATTGGTGAATCATATGTTAGTTCTTATGATTGGGTGTTTAGAAACAATGCATGGGCTGCTGATCAAAATCCAGTCGCTGCATTACGTCTTTCTTACTTTTACAATGGTGGTGTAGACGCTTTATTAACTAAAAATTTTAATGAAAGAGCAGAATCTAATTTTACTGGATTAGCTTATCTTTCAGCAGTTGTCAGACTCGATAGAGATAATCCACAATTTGACAAAGTTCCAGATATTCAAACTTTAATTGAAGGTAAATTAGTAAAAGCAATTACCTATGATGCCGGTACTGGTACTTATGGGCTAGCAGCAAATGCAAGTTACTCTAATAATCCTTCTCTATGTCTGTTAGATTATTTATTAGATAATATATCAGGCAAGGGGTTGTCATTATCTCAAATTGATTTGAAATCATTCTATGATGCAAGTCTAATTTGTGCAACAACAGTCCAATCTGGCGTTAATGTTGGTGGTAAAATTTATCAGACAACAGATTATACACCAGCAGTTGGAGGGCAAGCTCAAGTTGGTAGAAACATTACAACTAAAGATTTACCCTTATACGAATGTAACATAATCATTGATGTTACAAAACCAATTAGACAAAATGTTGAATCTATTTTATTTACAATGGGTGATGCAAGACTTGTTTGGTCACAGGGTACTTATAAATTAAATCTTCAATATCCACTAACTAATGCAGCTATTAATTTAGCCACTACGTTAACTGATGATAATCTTGCACATGACAAACAAGTCTCACTTAATTGGCCGTCATCAAGCGAACGATTAAATAGTTGTACAGTTAAATTTAGTAATGAAGCCAATAACTTTAAAGATGATTCTGTTTCTTGGCCACCAAAAATAACACAACAATTAATTCGAGGTATCGGTTCTAAACGCTATAGTCCAATGTCTGGTTATGATGTTGTAAACTCGCAAGGCTCACCCCTTCCAGGTGGAATTTTCTTAAACAACTATGGTGTATGGTCTGGTGGTACTTATGAGACATCAATGACTTGGAAAGTTATTCCAAAGATAACTGGAACATATACATTAAAATTTACTGCAGATAATTCACTTACTGTTACCATTGCTGGAGGTTCTACTAGTCATACTACTAGTCATGATAATTGGCAAACTGTTGCATCAACTACTCGTTCTTTAACTGCAAATATAGAATACGTTATTACTATTACTGCAAATGATTCTGGCGGTGCTAGAGCAGCAGGTGCTACACTAACTGCTCCAGATAACACTATGTTTTGGAGTAGTAGGAATGAAGCCTTTTCTTCATTTGTAAATACTGCAGTAACGGATACAATTTATTTAGCAATGCTTGCTGAAGACAATCAAGTTAAGCTTGAAACTGAAGTGTATGCAGAGGGTGTTACAGACTATTATCATGCTTTAGCAAAAGCTGAAGAAATGGTGAGAACCAGCCGATCAGCGATTGGTGTAAAATTTGAATATATTGTAAAAGATAAGTATTTGGAACCTGGTGATATTATTAAGTTAGATAGTACAACTCTTAATATTGGAGCTTCAGCTAACTTTTATGTTAAAGTAAATGATATTAAGTTACAAGACGGTGCTATTTGTGAGGTAACAGGAAGTAGATTTGATTATACACAATTAGCATGGTCGGTCAAACCAGCTCAATTAGTAGTATCACCTAACTTATACAATTTTGCTTTAGCTGCTCCTGCATCTCTTACGTTTACACCAGGCAGCAATGTACTTACAAATTCTCCAGGGACATTAACATGGGAGCTTTCTTCAGGTCCATCAATTAGTGGTTATATTTTATATTTTCATAAATCTGGAGACTTGAACTCTAATGGACAACCTGCTTTTAATGAGATTGGTAGAGCTACTACCTATCCATTTTATGTACCAGACTTAGGTGTAAGTAGCGGTATTTTTGGTGTAAAAGCTTTTACTAATACTACTACATCTGCTCTAACAACTACTGACGCAACATTAGCTGTTAATCTCGATACTCCAATGGTACCGCCTAATGCTACAAACTTAGTAGCAATACTGGCTGGTGACTTTAATCAAGTTGTATATTTGACTTGGACAATTCCAGCAACAAGGACTGGTGGCTTATCTTACTTTGATCACTCATTAACTAAAGTATACAGAGCTAAGGCGGTAGTTGCTCCAGCAGTAGCTGTATATAATCAAATTGGAACTTCATTTAATAATACGTATGTTGATCCATCTTCAGAATACGGTGACCTTCTCTATAAAGTAATTTTAGTATCTTCTCGAGATCTAGAGAGTGGTTTCTCTAATGTTGCTACAATTACATTAGATAAGTATAATGCAGTAAGTTCTGACTCTGCTCTAGTTACTGTATATAAGAGAAGTGCCTTAGCTTCTGTAACGGATAATCCTGGTACAGTTACTTATACATTTGCAAGTAAGGCTATTACATCTCCTGGAACATTAGCTAATAGTTGGGTTAAAGTTCTGCCATCTGGAACTAACCCTCTTTGGATTACTAGTGCTACGGCATATAGTCCAGATCTTACAGATGAGATTCTATCTACAGAGTGGTCAACACCGGTAGTTCTTACTCAATTAGGTAAGTCAGGCGCACAGACTCATAGAGCTTATATTTTATCTGCTTCAGCGGTAACAA